ATAATAGGAGATTAAAATGGCAATTTTAGGCGTAGATGATTTTAAATCAAAACTCGTAGGAGGTGGCGCACGTTCCAACATGTTCAAAGTAACATGTAATTTCCCTTCATATGCTCAAGGTGATGTTGAATTATCTTCATTCATGATCAAAGGAGCTCAGTTTCCTTCATCAGTCGTAGCACCTGTACCTGTATTATTCAGAGGCAGACAGTTACAATTAGCTGGTGATAGAACATTCGAACCTGTTTCATTAACAGTTATTAATGATACTGGATTCGAAGTAAGAAACTCTTTCGAAAGATGGATGAATGGTATCAACGAGCACAATAATAATAGCGGCTTAAGTAATCCTACTGATTACATGGCAGATATGATTATTGAGCAGCTTAATAAGCAAGGTGAAGTTACTAAGACTTATGATCTTAGAGGCGTGTTCCCAACTAACTTATCAACTATTGAACTTTCATATGATAACGAAAATCAGATTGAAGAATTCACAGTTGAAATGCAAGTACAATATTGGGAATCAAATACCACTTCTTAAAAGGTATATAAATAATATTAGAGGGGGAGAAAAACTCCCCCAATAATATATGAGGAATTAAATATGGCAGAATTTTTTGGTTTCGAAATAAAGAGGGCTGGTCAAGAGAAACAGCTACCTTCTTTTGTTCCGAACACAGATGAAGATGGCGTAGGTGTAATATCTGCTGGCGGTCACTTTGGTCAATACATTGATATTGATGGTGATAGCGCAAAGGATGAGAAAGATCTTATCCTTAAATATCGTGATATTGCAACTCAGCCAGAATGTGATGCTGCAGTAGAAGATATTATTAATGAAGCAATTGTTGGTGATAATAAATCAGCACCAGTTGAAATAATTTTAGATACAGTTGAAGCTTCGACAAAAATTAAAACAGCAATAAAGACAGAGTTCGAAAGTATTGTAAGTTTATTAGGATTTAAAGCTTATGCACACGATATATTTAGAAAATGGTATATCGATGGAAGATTACCGTATCACATTATAATTGATCAAGCAAATCCACAGAAAGGGATTAAAGAATTAAGATATATCGATCCAACACAATTAAGAAAAGTTAAAGAGATCGAGGAAGATAAAGATCCTAAAACTGGAGCTACCATTATCAAAAAAATGGATGAATGGTTTGTATTCCAAAAGAAGGATGGCGCAGGCGAAGGATTAAAAATACATCCTGACGCGATTGCGTATTGCACCTCAGGTGTATTAGATGCAAATAGAAAAAGAATTCTTTCTTATATGCACAAGGCTATTAAGCCAACTAATCAGCTGAGAATGATGGAAGATGCACTTGTTATTTACAGAATATCAAGAGCGCCAGAAAGAAGAATTTTTTACATTGATGTAGGTAACTTACCTAAAGGTAAAGCAGAAGAATATCTAAAGAATATTATGAACCAATATAGAAATAAGTTGGTTTATGATGTAAAAACTGGAGATATTAAAGATGATAAGAAACATATGTCAATGTTGGAAGACTTTTTCCTACCGAGAAGAGAGGGAGGAAGAGGTACTGAAATATCAACATTGCCAGGTGGTGAAAATCTAGGACAAATTGAAGATATTTTATATTTCCAAAAGAAACTATATAGAAGTTTAAACGTTCCAGTAAATAGATTAGAACAAGAATCTGGGTTTAATTTAGGTAGAGCTACTGAAATATCAAGAGACGAAGTTAAGTTTAAGAAGTTTATTGATAGATTAAGAGGTAGATTTAGTGATTTATTCATGCAATTGTTAAAAACACAATTGATGTTAAAAGGAGTAATTACTAAAGATGACTGGAAAGAATTAAAAGAGAATATCGCTTTTGATTACTTAGAAGATAATTATTTCTCTGAGTTGAAAGAAGGCGAAATTACTAGAGAGCGTTTTGAAATGTTATCAGGTATGGATGAATACGTTGGTAAATATATTTCTCATGAATGGATTAGAAAGAATATTCTAAGACAAAGTGATGATGATATAGCAGAGATTAATAAACAAATCGAAGCTGAAAATAAATCAGGCGAGAATGATCCTCCAGATGGAGATGATCCTCGTTGGGATTAATTATTTTATAAATATATACGAGGAAAATTAAATGAGTATTGAAAATCTAGTTAATAATGTAAAAAACGGTGAAAACGTAAAAGCGCAGAAAGACTTTGATAGTCTTATGGCGCAAAAAGTAACCGATGCTTTAGATGCTAAAAAGATTGAATTAGCATCAACTATGCAAGATAGAGTTGCAGCTAAAGAGGAAGAGTAATGTTAACCTTTGTCGAAATGCGACAGAAAATTGCTGAAGCTAAAATCGGACAAGTTTCGATTAAGCTTCCAAGTTCTGCAGATGGCAAAGAGATGAAAGCTTCCTTTGATAATAAGGGATTATCGTATGAAGTTACGGGATCTCGTTCTCATAAGGGTGTGAGAACAATTAGAATAAGAGATTTAAAAGACTTAGGATATAGTATTCCTAAAAGCGCCAATGATGTTAAAAAGATTTTAACTGATTTGGCTGCAATGTTATAACGGATAAAAATATGAAGCTAATAGCAGAATATATAGAAAGTGACTTAAATGTCATAACAGAAAAAGTTAATGGTAAGAAAAGCCTTGTTATTG